TTACATGCACCCCCGTAATAAACCTTATTGTGTTGGTTTGGTGGATTTGGGGCGTTCTCCCAATGACTAATTGGTTTAAGAACATGAGACATGGGTGGGTTAAAACAATCATTAGTCGTTGGTTGAGGAGGGAGTGATATGTACGGTTGGCACCCGACAGTTTATAAAGTGTGGGCATATTTTATAATCGCGAATATGTATCCACTTATTTTGATGGAACGATTTGCAGAAAAGTTTTTAGGAATCACCTTTCATAAGGTAGGAGAAATAAAATGATTTGGGTATTGTGGGTGGTGTCTGCTGTGCTAACCTTTGTAGGAATCTCGTTGATTCAACGAGATCTGGATGGATATTTGACGCTAGATTTTTTCCTTACAGTACTATTACTTTCCGCTATACCATATTTCAATATGATGTTATTGGCAGGTTCTGCACTAATGTGGATTAGTAGGTCGGCCACAGCAAAACGATGGTTTAATCATAAGTTTTTCGAATCAAAACAATGAAAGCATTACAATCAGACTTATTCCGGCGTATGGTTGATGCTGGAATAAACGTAAACAAACATCGAATAATGGGCGAGCCGATTGTGTTTAATGGTGTCAAGTATGTTTTAAAAACGGTTCCGTCTATGCGGGTCAGAAAATAACTACAATATCTTCGAGACTGTTGGGTAGGAACACACAAAAATAAGATTTTTGTTGATAAATATTGTTGCTAAAATAATTAGATTAGTATACAATTAATGGAAAATTGAAACAATTTTCAAACATTCGTTCGAATATTTGAAAATGCAGTCGGATGATGCAATGCCGGATTGCATTATTACGGTACGGCCACAGAAGACCGTTTAAAGTGAATAGAGCCTTTGACTGCATTTTCAAATTTATAGTACACTGAAAGACGTTTTAGTTAGTTAACTGGATTTTTTGCTTGTTCTTGACCAGACAAGGCCGTGACCCATCAGAACGAGACGCGCCGCTCTTGGCTAAAATGTCTTTTAGTGTACTATTTTAAATAAATAGTTTTAATGGTTGTAAACCTTAAAATAAAAGATTTATTTTTTGTATTGTTCTTGATTAATTGTCTCTATAGTCTGCACGAGGTTGGATAAGTGCTCCTTAAATAAAGACAAATCTGTGTTCCCTCTGGCTCGATTAATCGCCATTGAAACCCACTGTACGTTTCCTTTTGTGTACGACAATTCATTGTTAATACGATCGACCGAGGCAATCTGGAACACATTATCTGTGTCACACTGACCAGATGCGCCAATTCGTAATTGTAAGTGTACACCAGTAATGGCACATCGCCCCTGTTGTATTTTCCACTGATCCATTAGCATGCTCTGCAACTCTAACCGATCGCCGCTATATTTTAAACCACGTCTGCGATCTGTAGTGAGCCGATGAATATACCACGTAAAATTCCGATCGTATACCATTCGTGCGGTATCACCCACCACAAACCGATATTCCTTTAAATGGTTACCATTATTAGCACGATGACTGTTACGGTAACTTGAACTACAACTTCTCCCACAAAAGAAGTTCGTACTATCTGGCAACTTATTCAAACGGCGTTGGTGATCGGACACGGTTCGTTCAAAGGGATCCCCACACTTTGTGCACGTAAGGGAAATTGTTGATTTTTTTCGATTCTTCATGTATAAATATATCCAGTTGATGACGGTTGTAGCAAAGCTGGGCAAGAAGAGGGTTCGACTCCCTCCATCTCCACCCATAATATGCACCCATTCCACATCTATTTATGTTGAATGACACTGGGGATGCCACGGTATCGATTGACGGGAATTATGACAACAAGAGACTCGTGAGGCGAATCACGTTAATCTAGCAAAAACTATAAATGCAAATGACTCGCATTTCGATATGGCTCTTGCAGCCTAATCCGACGTTGACCACGTTGTAACAAAACGGTTAAAAGGCTCCTTCGGGAGCCTTTTTCATTGAGGTCTTCAAAAAAGTTTGGTATAATAAATACGTTTGTAGTTAGAACATAATTATAACCATAACAGAAGGAATCTATATGTCCCATAATAAAAAAACGAGTACACGTAAGGATGAGTTCAAACAGCTTCCATATTCGATGTACGAAATGTCAATTCCTTCAAAACACATATCGTTTTACATAAGCGATCCTGTGGGAGAACCAGGCGAATACGTTGATATGATTCACCGAATTAAAGTAGCAAATCCACAAGATGTTATCTATATTCATCTTAATACCCCAGGCGGTAGATTAGATACAGGTGTGCAAATCATCAATGCCATTCGTAGTTCACAAGCCCACGTAGTTACTGTGTTAGAATCAACCGCACATTCGCTAGGCACACTTCTTTTTCTTGCTGGTGACGAATTCCAAGTTCATGAAGACTGTCAAATGATGTTTCACACATATTCAAGCGGCATGTATGGTAAAGGCAATGAACAAGAGGCCGAATTACTAGCTACAAAGAAATGGTTTAACAAACTAATGAAAAAATTGTGTTATCCATTTTTGACACACGAAGAAATTGAGCGTATTACGAAAGGTGAGGACCTATGGTTAGATACAGATGATGTTCGTAAGCGGTTAAACAAGATGTTTAAGGATCTAACAAAAACATCGACGATTCAAACCAAACCCAAAACCAGCAAAAAAGTTGGGAAAGTAACCGATGACGTTGAGGGTGGTGTTGAGCAAGCTGTAACCCAACCATCACAAAAACCAAACCCCAAAGTTACATCATCTTATATATAAAATTAGATAACGGAACCGTTATCTTTTTAAAAATTTATCGTTTGAAAACAACACCTATTTGGGTATCGATGTCGGGCTTATAAATATCCATACTTTACTAACTAGCTTGAATATTTAATGAGATATAAAGACATACAGATCGTTTTGCAGGAAATTCCAAACGAAATATCCTTAGCCATTACCATTACAGGGTGTAATATTAGGTGCGATGGGTGTCATAGCCCCGACACTTGGAAAGAGAGTGTTGGTACGCTTTTGACGGAGGCTACAATATTAAACACCATCAACAAATACAAACCGATGATATCATGCGTTGTTTTTATGGGTGGTGAGTGGCATGAAAAGGAGTTAATTAATTTTTTGTGTTTGTGCAGAAATAATGGCCTAAAAACAGCGTTATATACCGGAATGGATACGGTATCCACAGGCATACGGGAACAATTAACATATTTAAAAACAGGAAAATATATTAGCAGTTTGGGCGGATTAAACTCACCAACGACGAACCAACGGTTCATCGACGTAGTGACAGGTAAAGTTTTGAACGAATGGTTTAGATAATAATGGAGAAACAATATGCTAACACAACTAACTGATGTACAAGTACATAAAAAAATAAAATTTATTACAGATTACAAGAAAGCTAAAAATGCGGCAGATGGATCCAAATTGGATGCGAATGCGAATGTTACCCACAAGAACATTGCAACAATGGAAGCAGAAATCAACAAAGACATCAACATACAAATCAACAGAGCTATGATAACGAATAAGATTGGTGAGTTGTTTGGTGACGATTTGGCGCAAGAATACAATAGACAAATCAAGCATCACGAAATTTACGTCCATGATGAAACTAGCCTCAAACCATACTGCGTGAGTATCTCCATGTACCCATTTTTGCTGAATGGATTGACGCAACTGGGTGGCGAATCAAAAGCTCCTCAACATCTCGCCAGTTTCTGTGGATCTTTTATCAATTTAATATTTGCAATCTCCTCACAATTTGCAGGAGCTGTAGCATCTGTCGAATTTCTGATGTATTTCGATTATTTTGCTCGTAAGGAGTATGGCGACGACTACTTATCTACACATTCCACTGATATCGCAAACCATCTTCAACACGTCGTGTATGCTATCAATCAACCGGCTGCTGCTCGTGGATATCAGTCGGTATTTTGGAATATATCTTTGTACGACAAACCATATTTCGAAAGTATGTTTGGGACGTTCGTTTTTCCTGATTTCACATCACCAAGCTGGGGCTCCTTGAAAACATTACAAGAATATTTTCTCACATGGTTCAACAAAGAACGGGAGAAAGCGATTCTAACCTTCCCTGTCGTCACTGCGGCTATGTTGGTTGATAAGGTAGGGCCTGTGGATGCAGAATATGCAAGTATGTGTGCGGCCCAGTTGGAGAAAGGTAACAGTTTCTTTATCTACATGAGTGAATCGCCTGATAGTTTAGCAAGTTGTTGTAGACTGCGCAACGAAATAACAGACAACACATTCAGTTATTCGCTAGGTGCTGGCGGGGTATCAACAGGGTCGATTAATGTTATCACAATTAATATGAATAGGTTGATTCAGAGTAAGAAAAATTTAGCTGAAGAGATTGAAAAGGTTCAAAAATATCAAGTAGCGTATAGAAAATTAATGGACGAATACAAAGAATCGGGGATGTTGCCTGTGTATGATGCTGGATTCATCACTCTCGACAAGCAATTTCTAACAATTGGTGTTAATGGTATGGTTGAAGCTGCAGAATTTTCCGGAATTGATGTCGGAAACAATGATGAATATAAAAAATTTGTGTCGGAACACCTCAAAATCATTTTCGATAAAAACAAAGAAGCTAAAATAAAATATGGGTATATGTTTAACACCGAATTCGTTCCTGCTGAAAATTTGGGTGCAAAAAATGCAAAGTGGGACCGTGAAGATGGATTTTTTGTTCCGCGGGATTGCTACAACTCGTATTTTTACGTTGTTGAAGATGATCAGATAAACATATTGGATAAATTTATACTACACGGACATGAAATCATCCAATACCTCGATGGTGGATCAGCACTCCACTTAAATTTGGAACAAAGTACCACGAAAGAGGGGTTTTTAAAATTATTCAACGTTGCTGCCCACACAGGATGTAATTATTTTTGCATTAATGTTAAGATAACCATATGCAATGCTTGTGCCCACATTGACAAGAAAACCTTGCAAACGTGTTCGAGTTGTGGTAGCGGTGATGTTGATTGGGCTACAAGAGTGATTGGGTATTTGAAACGCATATCCGCATTTAGTACAGCGAGACAGAAAGAAGCTCATCTCAGACACTACCACATGAATAAGTAGTAATATTTTTAAGAAAAGGAGTCGAAACTTTCGACTCCTTTTCTTATTGTGTTGTGTTTTATTCACAATTCTGTATAATCGTTTAGATGGACGAAATCAAATTAGAACAAATCATTAGACAGTACGTACCACTACCCGCAAATACAACGGCAAAGGGATGGTATGCTATTACATGTCAGGTATGTAATGACCACAAATACAAGAAACGTGGTGCATGGAAGTTTGAAAATAGTAAAACTGCATATCACTGCTTCAATTGTGGGGCAAAAGCCACATTTGATGACGATGTGTGTTTTTTGTCTGATGACATGACAAAAGTGCTGACAGCTTATGGAATACCTCCAGAATACCTTGATATTATCAAATTTAAGGCGTTAGAAAAGCGTGGAAACAAGTCCAAAGCACCTATGCGCATCGATATCAAACTCGATCCAGAAGTACTAACTTTACCAGATCATTTCTACAAACTTGAAGCAAATAGCAAGGATCCATGGTCAATAATTGCGGAAGACTATTTGATACACGAACGGGGTATGAAGGTTGGAGACTATCCGTTTTATTTGTCTAAAGGCGGCACCTTACCACAGGAGAAGTCGTGGAAGGGCAGATTAATCATTCCCATTTACAAAGACGGAAAGTTGATTTTTTACCAAGGCAGAGATTTAACAGGAAACAAGAGTAACAAATACCTGAACGTGGCAACATCAACAAAGGATAACGTTTTGTTTGGGTATGACCAACTTCAACAACACACAGATTTGCCGTTATATATAGTGGAAGGATTTTTTGACGCATATGCTATTGACGGAATTGCTGTATTGGGTAACGAGTTGTCAGAAGCACAGGGTAAAATTATCAACAGATCTCGACGGTTGAAAGTTGTTATTCCAGACCGAAAAGGTGATGGTGATGTATTAGCACTAAAGGGTTTGGAGTTGGGTTGGAGTGTAAGCCTTCCCGACATTGGCAACTGTAAGGATGTCGATGAGGCGGTCAAAAAATACGGCAAGCTTTATGTGATGAAATCTATAAAGGATAATACCTGTTCGGGACTAGAAGCACAGATGAAAGTCAAGGTGTGGTGCGAACGAAGTGAAAAACGTAAAAAAGCAACGAAAAATAAAGGACAATAATGGCAGCTTCGCGCAAAAAAGAATATACAAGTAGTGATATCAAAGTTCTAACCGACCACGAGCATATTCGTAAACGGACCGCAATTTACTTGGGTAACATGAATACAACTTCGTATAATGTTCCATTGTTTGTTGGTGGNAACTTCTCAATCAAAACATATGATTTTATTCCTGCTGTGTATAAGGCGGTTGGTGAAATTATTGACAACACAATTGACGAATTCGCTCAAATTGATACTNTTGATAAACGATTGGTGATCGAGGCAACACCAAGNATGGGTATGTACTCAATTGCTGATAACGGTCGAGGTGTGCCTATTGATAAACACGAAACGGGTAAGTACACGCCCGAAGTTGTATTTGGTTCACTTCGATCCGGTCGTAACTTTAATGATGACGAAAAACAGGTAGGTGTTATTGGTGTTAACGGAGTGGGGAGTTCCTGTGTTGTTGCAACAAGCACAGAATTTAAAGTCGAAATTCATCGTGACAACAAACAATATATCCAGGTGTTTGAAGATGGGGCTAGTAAAATCCTATCCCCAAGCATTACATCAAGAAAATCCACCGAAACTGGCACAAAAGTATCGTTTCAATTAGACAATACCGTGTTCAAAGATGTGTCCTTACCTGATGAGTTGATGAGCAATCGTGCGGTTGAGTTAGCATTTAACAATCCTGACCTTGCTGTATATTACAACGGTGTTAAACACAAATACAAGAAGGGTTTTGAGGACATCGTCAAGAACATTTCAACAAATTACTTTAAATTTGTGGCAGAAAACATGGAGTTCTATGTTGTGTTTGATGCTTACGAAGGAGTGGACGAGGCTGTGTTTACGTGGGTAAACAGCTCATTGTTGTTTGATGGTGGTATCTGTAATACACAGTTTACCAATGCCTTTTATGACCAAGTAATTGCTCATCACGCAAAAGAAGCAAAGAAACAAAAGTGTGAAGTATCGAAGAATGATGTCCGCCAAAATTTGTTAGTGTTTGGTATTATGAAGTTGAATAATGCTACGTATGATTCCCAAGCAAAAACACGTTTAACTGGACCAAGCATGCGCAAAGAAATGGTTGATATTGTATCATCAAACTGGACAGCTTTTGCTCGTAAGAACAAAACGTGGTTGGATGAAGTTTTGGCTCGTGCATACAAGCGCTATCACGCTGATGCTAACGACAAAGCCGTTAAAGAC